AACCATGTCATCTAGGGCTTCATTTGACTTCTCAAACAGCTTTATGTTCTTTTCATGCTGCGCCGTCGATTTTTTCTGTGCCGACTGGGTCGCTTTTAGTAGCTTGGCGTATTCTTTTTTTGACTTCCCGAGTGTAGTAGTAGCCTCTGCCGTCTCGCCTAGTGCCTTTTTTTCTGCAACCAAGGACGCCACAGTATCATAAGTGGCTACGCCGAATTCGGTCTGAAACTTTTTAGCCTTTTTTAACCCTTCTTCAAGTTCTGCGAGCTTCTGTTTTAGCTCATCGGCACCCTCAAAAGATACTAAACCATCAGGGCCGAAAAACCGTATCCGCTCCCCAAATTCAAGAATGCCAGCATCCTCTGATAGAATGCCTTTTATCTTGGCGATCTCCCCCTCTATCTGCTGTACATCAAGCTGGTTTATTCCATTAAACGCTATGGCAAACGTCTCGCCCAGCGCCCGCCCGACTTCTACCAATCCATTTATGGCTGATACGGAATGGGCGGTGATATCAATCAGCGCCTGGACAATGGCGGCGGCATTGGCTTGTGTTTGTGGGTCCGCAAGCGTTTCATTAAGCTCGTTTATAGAATCTTTCATCGGACCTAGAGCGGCACTCTGAGCCTCAAACAGATCATTAAAGGTATGACTGAGCCCTTCTAATGCACCGCCCAGCGTATTCCTTGCCGCTTCTGCGCTGCCGCCGAATTCGGTTTCAAGCTCTTGCAGTATAAGTATCTGTGCTTCTGCTACCTGCCCAGTCTCCGCTAAAACCTTTATTGTTTCTTTCTGGCTTTCTGTAAACGTAACGCCAACACGCGACAAAGAACTTAACCCGGTTATAGGGTCATTAAGTGCTTTGCCGAGTTGAATGGCGGATGATTTGAGGTCTTGCCCCATCGCTGTACTCATGTCGAGCACGGCTTTGGTGGTGCGGTCAAAGTTATCGCCTTTGATATCTTTGAAAGTGAGGAGGAGAGATTGCATCCCAATAATGGCTTCATCGCCAAAGCGGGTTACTTTTTGAAGACTTGCGGCGGTCGCTGTCAGTTCTCCAGCGGTTTTACCGGCAGCGCCACCAGTAGATAACAGTGCTGCGTTGAGCTGTGCAGTGACACGCTCCTGCTCTGCCGTGGCCGATATGATTTTCCTGAAAGCGAGACCAATGCCAGCGGCACCAATAATAAGCCCAAGACCACTGAAAGACTTTTTAATGGCATCAATTGACCGGTTGATTTTCGTTGACGAGCCTGCGACGACATCATCTGCCTTTTTCATCTCACGGCGTAGCTGCTCCGTGGTGGCGTCGATTCGTACTAGGAGTCTTTCTGTGGCTTCCGACACTTTTTATTCCTCACATCTTTAGCCTTGGCGTTGATCGCGTCAAGCGTTGCCATTTTCTTTTGAATGACGGCAGGGTCAACTTCTTTGGGTTTTGGTTTTGAGCCAAAGGGATTTGTCTTGATAGCAAAATCAAACCGACCATCAATAGCCAACACCAGTTGAGCAATAGGGGTATTCAGGACCACTTCTGGAGTCCAGCCCAGATACCCACAGCCCGCCTTGAACAGCTCATCAATCCAGTCCAAGGGGGCATCTATTCCCCCTCGTCGGCATCCTCTTTGTCCTCAATCTCCCTACCTGTCGGATTCATCAAAAGCGCCAAAAACTCAATGACCTTGGGTGCGACATTCACCGTACCGGCATAATGCACATCATCAGTCATCGGGTTAATGTCTTTCTGACCCTTTCCAGAGCCAGCTACTATGACGGTTGCCAGGGTCTCAGGATCGAAACCCCGGCAAGCCTGCATAGCCTCCAGCGGAGTCGAAAGACCCCACCGCTTCATCTTCCGTACGCATTCGATGGTCGGTGAGAGCACATACGTCTCTTTGCCGATATTGATCTCCACCGTTCCATAATCCACTTTTGACATAATCCATTCCTCTGTACTTGGTTTTTGTTGGAAAGGTTAATATCAGGTAAAGACTACTCGGATAATGGCTGAGTTCACACGTATTTGGCTGTTCAGCATAACAATGCTATCAGCGCCATCGACGGCAATAGTGAACGAACCAACCAGACCGGAGCAATACTCCGTCGTTCCCGTTCCAAGCGGTGAGCCCGTAGTTGCATCGCCCAGTTCCCGCTTGAAAAAGTAGTTATCGGAAGATGTATCAACGGACGCCGCCAGTAGATGACCTTGGCCCGTCAAGGGTGAGCCAAAGGCGCTTTGGTTGAACGCCATAGACAGATCTAGCGTTCCCGCATCGCTTGAGCCTTTCAGTTTCTGAACACGGGCATCCGAGAGCCCCGTGAAAGTAACGTCGGCCTGGGTGTCTCCTAGGGTCCCAAGCGCGTCCGTTTGCTCGCACTCAACGAACGTTAGGGCTTCATATGCTGCTTGGTTAGCAGGCACCGCCCCTTTCGTGGTCGCGATGTAGAATTTGGCATTTGCGCCAGTTTGAATAGCCATACAGATATCTCCTCGCCAATCAAGGCGCGTTTAAAGGTCTTACAGTTAATGGGTCGTGATGATGCGGAGCGTTATCTGCCCCTGGTAGGTGAGGTTGTCAGGTTCTCTAACAGTCCTCTTTCGCTCCACACGTAGCGAAACCATATCCCCGGTGGATAGCGTCAACGGTTGCTCGTTGAGCGCATCCAACTGGGACATAATGCTTAAAACTTCTTCTGCTCCGGTTGTCCTTGACCATACGCCAAGATAGACAAAACGCCTTTCCATCCTGAAGCCACCGAGATAATCCTCATTGCCTATCGTTTCATAGTCAAAGGTTACATAGGGGTAGGTGGCATTTTGTGGCACCGCATCGTAAACGTCACACGATACGAGGGCGTCTATCGCCGTCAGCATTGCTGATCGTAATGAAAGACTGGGCTCACTCATTGGAGCCATCCCCTTGTGCTACTTTGTCTATGGTATTTTTAACTTCCCGCCTGACCTCCCGGGTTATCCAATTCTTGTTTGAATCGAAGGCGGGTTGCATAAAAGGTGTCGCGGCTTGAGGCGGTATATTCTTTTTTGCATAGCCCTTTGTGCCGTATTCAATAAAGCGTGCAGCATAGCCTTGCTCGACGGCTTTTTTTCCTACAAATCCAATCTGCGCGGTAAATCCATCGCGGGATATTTTATAGCTGATGTGTTGTGCTGTTTCGCCGGTGTCCTTGGATATGCCTATCAGCATGTCGTATTCAATCGCTTGTGCGCCGCGCTTTATAGCATCTTTTATGCCTGAGACCATTTCAGGCTCAAGACGCCTTAGCGTCTTTCGAAGTTTGCTCACCCCGGCAAAGCCTCGCCGCTGCCTGGCGGTGCTCACATCGCACCCCCGCGCTCTGTATCTATATACATATACGCTTCCCGTGGCCCGTTATCGGCAATAAATTTAATATCGTAGTCCGTATTATTCCAGACGAGAATGTTAGCCTCGCCTATATCGGAGCGGTAGTGAATATTAAATCGGTAATTGGCAAACTCCTCGGTCTGGTCGGAGCGGTTTCTCTCACTGCCTGACATTGGCCTGACCTTCGCCCATGCGTCCGTGATCTTAACCCGCGTAGTGACCAGCGTGCCGTACTCGTTTTTAACCTGTGACTTGTTGTAAAACGTCACCAGCTCGTTAAGCGTCATACCGGGTAGCGCCTGTGCATATCGGTTAAAGCCTTGACCGTTGAAACCGTGGCCGCGACCGTCTGCCCCGTTACACTCTCACCAGTGTTATCAAAATACTCTTTCACTCTAATCAAAACAGCGTGCTTCAGGTCTTCGGGTGCAACCGCCGTTACGGGTGAACCGTCATAATATCCAACGGCCATTGTAATTCTCACCGTGGCGGGCTTGCCGTATTTGGTTGCAGGCCAAGCGTCGATCGGAAGCAGGAAGGGATACATACCCCCAAGACTCTCCCAGTAATCCGTGCCAAGAACCATTGTTGTCTCTACATTGTCGCCATCGTCATAGACAAATGAAGAAATGGAATTTACCGGATACACGCAAAGGTCAATTCTACCTCCCCCGGCGGGGAATCCGTCTAGGTCCAACCTCACGCTCTGGCTGCGCAATCTAGCCCCGGTCAGTGTTTCAATAGACTGAGTGGACCTGTTGATATAATCCAGCAACCGCGAGTCGTGATTGTCGTCAGACGACACAATCCGACACTGCTCTTTTGCGTCACTCAGTGAAACCGGGGCACTACCCGGTGTAGTTAGGTTGACCAATGCCATCTAAAAACGCTCCACTTGTAATTTCTGCTTTTGACCAGTTGTGCCAGGCCAAATCCCGTATCCACTGCCGCCTATCCGTAATCCTGTATACGGGGCTGTGGGGGTCGTTAGTCTCTACCCGCAACCCATGTATCGCCGCATCCACTAAAGCCGTGGAGCGTTTGCCTATGGCCACATCGTGGGCTTGCAGGGCATCTTCAAGGCTTCCTTGACTCTTTTTCTCTGAGGGGTGGTATCTCACCGTGTCATAGTCACCTTCTGGCTTTTGCCGGAAGTCACACAAGTAGATCCTCCGGTCGCCTTCTTTCTGCTTTTTCAGCCTCGGGTGTTTGCGTTTCGGCATGTCCCGCAGAAACACCTTCTCACCATATTCAAGCCAGTGCAGGGAGGCGCTATCAGGGTCGCCCCAATAGGCCCGGTCTAGCATCAAGGTTTTAGAGTGCTTCCAGTTTTTTAAAGCAAACCACGGTCCCAGTACCACATGGATATCAGCGTGTGTATCAGCCCGGTAGCTAACCTCAGACTCGA